AATATTGGTTGTAGTTTCATTTCTGTAGTACAAAATCTTTGAGTAACATTAGGTAAATATCTTTTACCATTTCTATTAATTATTTCATCAAATGTTTTGCCAGTAACCCAATCAATCTTTTGACCTATGTATTGTTCTAAGTCTAACATAGTATAGATAATAGCATCTTCTTCAAGTGTACCTATAAACTCTATTCCCAATCTATCACTTACTTCTTGTCTAATTTTAGCATCAGGAAATAAACATTTTTTATCATCAGTTCTTACTAAAGAAAACACATTATAATCAGCAGGATAATTTGCTGCTATATAACTTGATGTTTTACCTCCACTTAAAGAATTAATTGTTTTCATTGCACAGCATATTTACCAAAGTTAGGTCTAGATAAGATTGAATAAGTAGCATAGCGACAAGGATCAATTATATGATTGTGGAGATCCTCTGCAATATTAACTAACTTTCCTGACTTGTCCTCTTTCCACTTATAGTTTCTAAACTCTTGAATTGCATTATTAGACTTACTTGTTATATGAATCTTATATCTTTTTAACAGATCAATACCTGCATTAACAGAATCTCTACCCTTTATACTTGGATGAATATTATGACCCATCTTTCTCAGTTCTGATATCAATCTTGGTTCTGCTGAGTCTGCATAGATAGGATTTGAATGAAGATTCTCTGCTCTTAAAAACTTGTGAATATCATTTGTGGTCATTTTGGTTCTATATAAATGCTCATGAATATAAAGATTATAATCTTGAGTATAAACAGAAACAAGGGTACTTGGATCATTGGTGTAACCAAAATCCATTCCATAAGCTATTAGCTTTGCTTCTTGTGGGATCTCATTAACCTCAGCATATCTGAATATAGTTCTTCTTGAACTTGATCTCTCGCCTAGTCCATAGATTTGCCAATACTGCTCATCTGTTTCCCTTAATCTTTCAATTTCAGATTTGATTGATTCTTCTAGAAAAGGGTTGTCTAGGTAAGTGGTTTTATGAAACTCGCAATCCTTTCTTGGAATTACTTTGTCATATATCCAATGGTACTCATCTGATGGATTAAAGTCAATTATAATCCTTTCTTGAGTCCTGAAAATAAGCTGTTGCCAATCTTCCCAATGCAATTCATTTGCTTCATTAATAAAAAGAAGATCTCTTTTCCTTCCTCTAATTTTTTGGGATTGATCTAAAGATGTGAACTCAATTAAATTGCCATACAGATTATATTCTGAGTTTGACTTATTATGGAACTCTTCTCTATACATTTGATGATGCCTTAAGATAAACAAAAAGTCCCTTAAAACAGTTGCTCTTAGACTTGGGAATGTCTTTCTGCAAATAGTGACAATCTTTCCTTTGTTATTTGTGCAATAGTTAAATATTATAAATAAAAGAATATTATATGTTTTTCCTGATCTTGTCCCTCCTTGTTCTACAATTATTTTTGAGTTACTTTTTTCAAGATGTTTATATACAATATTAGTCTGAATCTTTGCCTGTGTCAGCATCTTCTGTTTTGTCTATTATTTCTATTTGAAAGTTATTAGGCATTCCATCTGCACCTGTTATTTCCTGTCTTTCTATATAACCTCTTTTCTTACCTTTTGTTTTTAAATAAAATATAGTTGATGTGGGAATTCCATTTTGAATTTGTTTTAATAATTCGCTTTCAGCAAAATCTAAAGCAACATTCTCTATCTCTTTAACTTGCTCTGCAAACTCCTTATCTTCATTAACCCATTTATAAAATGTACTTCTTGGTATATTAGCCTTTCTGCATGAAAGAGTAACAACTCCAAGATTTTTTTCTAATGCCTTTAACATTGATTCCTTTTTTATGTGTCTACTTTTGTCCATATTTTTTGCCATTTATTTTTATTTTTAATTCAGGATCAAGTTTTTTCATTCTATCAATTATGACCTGACAATACTTAGGATCTAACTCTAATGCATAACATTTTCTTTTAAGTTGATGTGCAGCAACCATGGTAGATCCACTACCTAGAAACATATCTAAAACAATATTATTTTTTTTAGAACTATTTTTTAAGGCTCTTGATACTAATTCTATTGGTTTTGTTGTGGGGTGCAATTCACTTTTTTGTGGTTTGTCTATTTCCCATAAATCACTTTGTTTTCTATCTTCCAACTTACATAATCTAGGACTGTCTCCTAGCCAACCATACCAGATTGGTTCATATTGAGTATGGTAATCTTTTCTGGAAAGTATTAATCTGTCTTTTTTCCAAATAATTGTTGAACTCCAATGATACTTATTATCTGTTAATGCCAACATAGTATTACCCCATTCCTGAGCAGACATCACAACATAAGTCATACAACCTTGTGCTGAGAATAAAGCCATATTGGAAAAGCTTTTATAAAGAAAATCTTTAAAATCATTTGTACTCATACTATCATTTAAAATTTCCCTTTGCTTATAATTTTTGTGTTTTGTTTTGCCATAGCTAACATTCCATGGTGGATCAGTAAAAACAATCTCTGCTTTTTTATCATTCATTAATTTAGAAAGCTGATCAGAATCAGTACAATCTCCACACAATAACCTGTGTTCTCCTATTTCTATAAGATCTCCAAGGACAACATCAATTTTTATATTTTCTGGTTCTTCATAGTTATCTTCTTCTGCATCTAATATTTCATTAAACTCAGGAAGATCAAGACCCCAATTATTTAATTTGTCTAGATTCCAGTCATTAGCTATTATATCCCAATCCCACTCTCCAAAGCCAACATTATCTTTTATAATAAATTCTTTTTTCTGTTCTTCATTTAAGTCCTCTGCTTGTATAATATAAATTTCTTTTAATCCTGCTTCAATACATGCTTTGTATCTCATATTGCCACCAAGTATAATGTTGTTCTCATCCACAACAATAGGTCTTAACTTTAACATCTCAGGAAATTCCTTAATTGATCTGACTAATTTTTTAAACTTTGCATCTTTTATTAATCTGGGATTCTCAGGATTTGTTTTTATTTTTGATATTTTTACTTGGTTGGGTTTCATATATATTGTTTTTTACATTCTATTAATTTGTTTTCTAGAAGTTTACATTTATTTTCTAAATAATGAACTCTGTCTATCTGATCAATATTAATACCACTTGTGAATGAAAATAATTTCTCTATTTTATCTAAATTTTTATTATTCTTTTTATATAATTTATAATGTTTAAAAGCATTAATACAACTCGCATGAGTCATTGTTTTATTATTATCATTAAAAAATTTAACAATATACAACCACCTCATACTAAGTTTTTCTCTTAACAAATAACACAGAAGAGATCTGTACTCAATTTGACTTTGTCTTCTGTTGTTTTCAAATATATTAATTCCAGATTCTTTTATTATTCTATTAGCAATCTGAATTGGTTTTAAATTCTCTTTCATTTTACACTTTTTATTTTATCTCCTTTATTAGTTTTGTGCCATTGATATGTCTGACTAAACTCATCGCATTTAATAAACTTAACTTTTTTATTTTTAGGTTCTTTAAATTTTCTTTTTCTCATGTTCTTAATTTTAATAGATTAAAACACTCTATATATTTTAATTTAGCTTTGCCTTTGTATTTTTCTTTAAATAATTCATACATTTTTTTTGTATATTGATATTTACTGTGGCAATCTACAAAATATTTCTCTGCAAACTTCTTGCCCTTGCCCTTAAAGTAGTTTACATTGTCAGCAGTATCTCCCATAATCATCTGCTCATAGAAGTTGTATAAAGCCTCTGACTCGCTTATATCTAATATAACCTTATGTTTATAATGGTAGTTATATATAAGGCAGGGAAACTGCTTGTAGTCCTTGTCTATTGAAACTATTAAGACATCATCTCTTCCAAACTCATCGCTAAGTTTTTTCCAGTATCTTGCTACTAAATCATCAGTCTCCATTCCATAGCAATACTTACTATCATAATTGTCTTTTACATATTGATGCATTGGATGAAGTAGTGGAGGAAGTGTCTGTTTTTTTCTGTTTGCTTTATAAGTAGGAGTTATTTGTTTTCTAAAGTTTCCCTTTGATCCATTAAAAGTTACAATTTGATCTATTGTGTAAACTTCCTCTAAATCATTAATTATTTTCATGTACTGCTCATCAAATTTATTTATTGAATCTTTTATATCTGTGTAAAAATTCTCAGGATAAATTTCATAATTAATGTCTTTTTTAGATCTGTAGCAACTTGCAAATATTAAACTGTCTGCATCTATAAGTATAATCATGTCTTAAATTTTGATTTGTCTTTATGTATCCAATTACCCTCTAAGTCTATTATTGTATAGTTGTGTTCTTTTAAGAGTTCTATTGCATCTGTAATTGCTTTTGCTCTTTGTCTATAATGATCAAAGATTTGATTTTCAAATGGGTGATGTTTATGTTTCATAATTTTCTAGGTATTATTATTGGATTTAAATCTTCTTTTTTTATTAATGTTAAAATATCTTTACAACCTTTTCTATTATATAATTTATAAACAGGATTTTTTTGAACAAAAACTTTTTGAACTTTCTCTTTGATTAACTTAACTAGATCTTCTCTCCATACAAATAACCATTCTTTTTCCTGTTTAAAAGCTATATAGTGTGCTTTGCCAAATACCCAACCTTTAATTCCATAAGGGTTTTTTATTTCAATCCACAAAAAATCATCATTTTTAGGTTGTCCTCTTTTTATACTTTTTCTGTCTTTAATATCTGTGCCAATATGAGTTTCAACTATTTGAGTGGTAAAAGAAACCTTGGCATCTATATGATCATAGATATTTTCTTTTTTTGAAGCAGGAACAAAATCTAAGTCTTTGATATCTTGACTTTCTAATGGGATGTATTGTTCCATAAGTTTTTCTCTCCATTTGTCCAGATAATCTTTGGTGATTTTTTTGTTATATTCTGTTAATTTTTTCATAACACAAATATAAACAATTATAAGTTATGAACAAAAAGTTTATAACCCATTATCCCAAATAACATTTAAATCTGTTATCCATCTTTTAATTTCTTTAGGATTACAGGTGCATGGTTTGTAAAAACTATGCTTTTTATATCTGCTGTGCAGGTCGCATACCAAGTCAAATTCTTTACCTGATATAGTGGACTTTGGATTGTTCCTGAATATTTCCCATTTTTTAAAGTCATTTTTTTCAAATTTTATCATCTTTTTATTTTATTATATTAATCCTTCCACTTTCCATCTTTTATTAAATGCCAGAACCTGTGTTTTAACACCTCAATTATTAATCCAAAAAAAGTGTCTGTTTCATATTTACCATCTTTTGTTTTAAGTTTAAATTTTACCATCTTTTTATTTTTATATTATTTAAGGACTTCCTCCTTTTATCGCAATTACATTTAGTTCCTCTAAATGCATGATAGGTTTCAACCAAATATTTAATGCCTGTATATTTTGTTATATAATAAATTAGATCTCCTAGTTTCATAATAATTTTTTTAGTTTAATTATAACTTTTGTGTAAGTGTTGTATAATGAATAATAAGCAATGTGAGTTTTTCTAGACAAGGAGGCAATTGATTCTCCACCATTAATGATCTCAAAGACTTTTTTATCATACCAATACATTTTGTCTAATTCTTTTTGGATCATATTATATTTTTTTTCATAATCTACCTCTTCTTCTAATATAAAAGACTTTAATTCTTTATCAGAAAAAGTTAATAATTTATCTGAATCAGGCAACAACATCTCACTAATATGTTCTAAATTCATTTTACATATATTTTTGTTTTTTCTTTTTAAGTCAATATATAAGCTGTTTAGTGTTCTGAAAATATAATAGTAATTAATTTCATTGTCATTATATTTTATGTCTAATCCTTTTTTAATTTTAACTATTATTTTAATATACATTTCCTGAACAACATCTTCAGCAATGGCATGATTACATCCAAAAGACTTAACAATTTGTATCCAAATTTTATGTTTTTTATATAAATTCTCAATATCCTTATCCATTTTCTTTTAATGGGTCATACAGGTTTCCAACAACTTCTGGAAGTCCTAATTCATTAATTTTAAAACTAAATGTTTCAAAAGCATACCCTCTACTTCTTTTACATTTTACTGTTACCCATTGTTTATTCACTGTGTTTGCTTCCAACTCTATTTGGCATTCTGCCTTTTTTTCAAGAAAAGATCCAAGGTGACCTGTTGGCTTAGAACTTCCATAATTAGAATGGATCACAGTTATTATATGACAATCATAAATTGAACTCCACTCCATCAGCTTTTGTACACAAGCATTTGATTCCTCTAAATTATTAACATCACTAACCAAATCAGCTATGCCATCTATAATGACAAGACCTGTATTTTTTATTTTATCTTTTAATAGATATTCTATAAACTCTATTCTCTGTTTGAATCCAATTTGTCTAAGAGCATAGGTATAATAACATTGAGTTCCATCCATGCTAGACATATCTATAGCCCTTTTAAATACTCTTTGCGAATGCCATTTTCCCTGTTCTGTATCTACATGCAAAAGGCATTGGTTTGTTCTGTGACCTTTTATCTCGCCACCAAAATGATTAGAACCTGAAAGATAAACTGAACTTAACAAAGATATAAAAAAAGTTTTTTTAGTTTTTGGAGGAGCTTGTACAAAACTAAAGTTTCCATAAGTTCCAATTGGTATGGGTAACATTTGACCTCCATCTTTTGTTTTTATATATTTTTTTCCTAAGGATAAAGCCACAGGAGGGTAGTCTATTTTTTCAGAATTATCAACTAAGCACTCTGCCTCAATTTTATTCATGAGGTCTTTTATATCTGTTTTGTTTTGCATACTTAAAGTTAAAAAAAAGAGGGGATTAACTCCCCCCTTTAATTAAATATTACACTAAACTGTGAATCACTGTAGGCGTATAATATTAAAAAGGAAGATCATCTGTTGGTTGCACAGAAATCTCTTCTTTCTCTGCCAAGACAATGTTGCCATCTGTCCACACCACCTTGCCATTTCCTAAATAATTTTTAGGCTTTTTAGCTTCTCTCTCTTCTTTAGTTTGAGAATCTGTTATTGCTACATTGTTTCCATATCTTGTCTCATCTGAAACTGATATAGTCATGTTATAGTAAACAGCATCTCCTTTTCCTTTAACAAATTTTTCTTTAGGGAGTTTGTCAACCCTGATACTTGCATTCATTAGTACACTCATAATTTAATTTATTTTAAGAATTTAACAACTTTTTTTCTATATAGTCTGTAACTCTATAGACCTTTTTAATGTCTTGAATTGTAGCACCACTACTCATTCCTTTCATGGCATTTTTTAATTCAGGACTATTATCTAGCAGTAGAGGTTTTATTTTTGTGATAGCTTTGTTTCCATCATCATCCTCAGCTTGTAATGCTAGTAGTGATTGTAATGTATATCTCCTGAAATAAGTGATAGCAGATCCAAGTTTTTGTGGGTCTGGTATGTCTGGCAAATTTATGGAAGACTCAACATATCCATCTCCATCAATTTCAAAGATTATACTTTTTACTTTTTGATCTTCTATAGGTTGAAGAAGCAACAATCCATATTTTTTTAATAAAGGTTGTAGCTGTCCAATAAGAGAATTAATATCAAAATATTTAGATTTATAGAATGGATTTGTTACATCTTTTCCTATTGATCCAATTTCTGACTGAACTTTAAATAATTTTTTATAAATATCTTTCATAGTGTTATTCTGTTTTTTTGTGAAACTTCTAATCTAGCTTCTGTTAATTCTAATTTAGATTCTAGTTTATCTATGTGGTTTTCCATAGCCTCAATCCTAGCTAAGTAATATTCTGATTGATTATAAATATGTTTCATTACCCATTAGATGCTAAGTTAATTTCATCAAAGTCAAGATTTTGTATTCTTTCATGTTCACTTTCTAATAAAGCTGACTGCTCATTAATTAAAGCATCTAAAGCTAGTTGTCTAGTATATAAAGTGTCTGCTGCTTTTTGCACTTCTTCTTTATGATAATTAACTTGCCATTGAGCATCTTTAACCATTCTTTTTAAATCTTCTGATGTTCTTAAAGATTTTCCTGTAAATTGTATATCTGTCATTCTGTTTATTTTTACACTTTACTTAGTTGTAAAGATACTTTAAATATAAACAAAAATTTTTATAACACAAAATTAAACAAAAAAAAGAGTCAATATAAATCAACTCTTCTTCTTCAAGATAAACAAACAGATATGAACAAATATAATGATTATTTTAATTCATCAAACTTTTCTTGATAATATTTTATCATATCTAACAATTCATAATTTTGAAATTTAATTTGTTTTTGTGCTTTAACATGAAGATCCTCTGCTGTTCCAGATCCAAACTTTTTATTTAATTCTAATGCAAATTTAAATTGTTCTCCATATTTAAAGACATTGCACCCTGCACATTGTACTTGGCAATTACTCTCATCCCATCTAGTTGAATAATGTCTGCGAGATTGAAAGTGACCATTTTGTAGCTTCTTCCAATCATCTATCTTACCACAAGTAAAGCAGGTAGCCTTACCATGATTTGAGTTTTTTTTTCTAATGTATTGACTAAATATTGTATCTAATTTTTTAACAATTTTAGATCTAGATATTTTTTTAACCATTTATCTAAATATTTTATTTGTGGTTTACATAGTATATTCTAAATATACTTATTTTATGAGAAAAGTAAAAAAAGAAAAAAAAACCCCCCCAAAAAAAAAAGAAAAAAACTTTTAAATTAAATTTACCTGAACCAACAATTGATAAAATTGAAGTTTAGCAGCTTACAGATCTGCGACTGAATTGTGAAAGTTAATATAATTTATTTTATTTCTTGAGTATTTTTGCAGTTTTTTCTATACCTCTGGATGTAAAATAAAAGCCTAAACTCATTATTACAATCTGTCCTAGCAAATCAACATACTGATCTTGAATGTCAAAGTTTCCTAAATTTCCATCTGTGACAGAAAAAATGGTGTAAAGAAATAAACTAAAAATTGTAAGTAGTGGTCTGATGTTTTTGCTTAACCAACTATCAGACTGCATGTCATATTTGTGTCTTTGTGTGATTTCTTTTTCTAAATCAAGTTCTGCTTCAATAAAGATTTTTTCCATCTCTTTTCTGAATGCAGCTTTTTCTGATTTATCCCATATATGTTTATCTACTATAGAGGATATTTTTTCAGCTATTGATCCACCTACTCCACCAAAGAGCTTTGCTAATATATTTTTCATAAATTAATTTTAATATAATTATTGAGAATATTATTGTGAAGACATTTAAATGACTCTCTCCACAAAATCCAAAAAGATGTTTAATTGTTTTTACCATTTTTTTCTATAATTTTTTTAATTGTGTAAATAATTGTACAAATTAATAAGATAATTTTTAAAGATAATTCTATTTCTGTCATTGATATGCCTAGTGCTATTGTATTATATAAGTAAAGTTTCATGTCTATATTTTCCATTATCTTCTGTATACTTTTTTTTCTAATTGATCTATTCTCTTGTCCTGATTTTGTTCTAATTTCTCAATATAATCTTCTAAAAATATAATTTTCTGTTCTAAGATCTCATGAGATTTAGCAGGAGGAAGTTCTTTTGCTATTTCTATTTCTTTTTTATTAATTTCTATTTGCTTAGTAAGTGTAGAATAAGTCATTGTAATACTTATTATTCCTCCAACTACTAAAATTAATGTTTTTAAATCTAAATTTAAATCTGGTTTTCCATCCCCATCTATATCCACTCCAACTTCTTTTTTCATTTGTCTATTTGTTTTAATTTATTTATTGCCCATTCAACTCCAGAAGTTCCTCCCCATGCATCCCACATAATACCCCCACAGCCCTCAGAATAAGGCACATCCTTATGTTGTTGATGTCTTTTGAAAGAAGCCATCCTAGCTATTGTATCTCTGCTTATTTTTTTTTTATCTGCTAATTGTCTTGCCCTAGTCCATCCAACTTGTGTTCCACAATCAGAACCATTCTTTTCTTTCCATTTAATCGCTTTAGATGCATTATTACTTGCTGAGTCAGGGTAATCATTATAAGACTCTAATATAACCTCCTGTGAGCCCTTAAAAGCCTTGTAGCACATTGCTATAGCCTGTTCCTTTGGATGGTACTGCATGAGCTGAGGAACACACCTCACCATAAATGCAGACTGCTTTTCATTTTGTTTTTTCTTAGGGATTGGCATTACATTCTAAAATAAGTAACATTAGTTCCTCTGTGTCTAGCTTTTAACACATCTTTTCTATTGTCTTTTTTATTTTTAAAAGATACATGAATCCATCTTGGATTTTCATTATTTCCAAACTCCCATATTAATTGGTCAAAGTCTAGGTTTTGTCTTATATAATCAAAAAGCTCTCCATTACTTTTTTTTCCTAATGTAGAAATATCAATAGCTTGTCCTGATAAATGACTGCTTCTAAAACTTCCATTAATGGCTGTATTTAATTTTGGAGATCTATAAAAAGAATTTACTCTAATAGGGTGCTTTGCCCAATCTCTTAATGGCTCAAACACTTCCTCAGCCACTAATACCATATTCTTTAATATATCCTCTGTAGGAATATTAGAGATGTTTAGTCTAGTAGCTGTTTCTGATCTTGTAGCTTCTTTGTAACTTATATGATCACTTATCTTCTTGTTCTTTGATTTTTTCATAGCTTCCATCTTTTAAATCTATGTTAATTTTTCCATATTTATCCTCTAAAGTTTTTTTAGATTCTTCTTGTTTTGCAATCTCATCTGCATATAAATGTAATAAACTATGCTTTTGAGTTTCTAACAATCCTAGATCATGCTTTATAGCATTTAATTTTCCTTGTGATTCTTGCAAATCTTTTAATTCTTCTTTACTAATTTTTGACATTTTTATTAAATTTTATGTTTATAATACTCAAATATAATTATTTACATTTACATTCTT